CCATGACCATAATACCCTCGTACCAAACATCAATTACCTTCTCAATCTTTTCAAAGTTGCCTTCATCCATCATCTCCTGAGGGGGGTTGAAGTTCTCGTCCTTTTCAATTACTCTCGTTCCACCATTTTCAAGAATCTTCTTTTTGTAAACAATCTTTTTTGTTGTCTTATAGTTAAAATACAATAATGTGCAAGTGTCCCGATAAAACATATCGTTCTGATAGAACTGAGCAACATTAAAGTAATCGTACCACTGACTACTGCATTCGGATATTAATTGTAGTTGTTCTTTTGTTAACGTAGGGTCAATCTTCATTAACTCAGTCATTGGGACTGTTTTAATTTCACCCCAATAAAAACAATCCTTAAAGTAAGGGTCTTCAGTATAGCTGTACACAACATTTGCAGGGTCAACATATGAAATTTGCACCCCTGCGCCCGGAAGAAATTCGTGTTTTGCTATTTCAATACCGATTACAGTAGCATCATAATACAATCGCTTGCTGATATCGATGTACTTATTGTCATCAAGCAATGTATTTATAGCCTCCTCCTCAGCAATTTCTATTGCCGGTTTGTACATCAACTGCATATGCAGTTGCATCTCCTCATCATTTGTAGGAAGCTTGTCGGGCTCCATCATGAATGGATTCGCTCCTGACTGCTCCTGTATAATAGACAGCACATCCTTTGCGACAACCTGACCCTCAAGTTGTTGCTGATACTGATTCCTGTGGTCTTGCGACATTGCATCCTGAGCGTACGCCTTAACCTTAAACAATCTCTCGGACATCCCATTAACAACAATATCAACAAACTTTGGGAGTATAGGGACTGGTGTCCAATCCAAGTTTAGGTAAGACAAATCACCATCTACAGCTAATTCATTTTTATATTTTTGAATTGGCTGCTCTCCACGCGCGTACAAGCGCAAACGATGAAACTCTCTCCATTGACCATAATACCTACAGGTATTGCCGTCCTTCCTGAACCATTCATATTGTATTGCTTGGCCTACCTGTAACCCAAATGACCAAGACTCCTTATCGGAGTCTGATGCCATCTGTGATGGGAAAGCTGTTGATTTTATGTCTATAAGGATGTCTTTCATTCTAAAATCTGACTTGTTATACCGTGATTATTATACCTTGCGAAATTAAGACTTATTTTTGATTCTTTTTTCTCCGGAACATAAAGATGCTTTTGATTTGCCATAATAGCCAACCCTGTACTGATTGAAGCATCGTGTCTTGTCCTGTTATTAATATCAAATTTGGCCCAATCCTCAAGCGTTCTTATGAATGGCATTGTACCCATCTCATCAGAGTCTCTGTATTTGCCCTCAAAATCAATTCCGATATACTTCTCAATGTAAGATTGAATAGCGGCACCATGAGCCTGCTTTACATCCTCAGACGTATTTGGTATTCCCCCTAATTCTTTCTCGGTCTTTGAAAGTTTTGAATAGTGCTTGTCGGGTCTATTTAATGAAAAGCCTCTGTAACCCCTATTCTTAAAATGATATAGCAACCTTGGTTTGTTGTTCTCTATTAAAATCGGCATCCCGTAAAATATACAAGCCATTAGTACCTCTTCGTAGAATATCTCTGCCGTTTGAGGCCTTGCTATGTACTCAAGAAAAAATTCATTCACAGGCCCCTCGTCCATATGGAATTTGGTTAACCCGTGTAGCGCTCCATTTGAACCCCTGCCGTCTACAACAGCCGATATATCATATGAGTCACAACCAAAAGACCCCATATGCTCATTGCCCGGATAGTAAACCCCATTTTTTAAATAGTTCCTGTTCTGTAATCCTTTTGGTGGAACCCAACTGATGTAGAATCTACCTTTATTGTCGGGACACCATATTACCTCCGAATCTTTTACTCCATCCTGCCATTGGAAGGAGCCACGGGTAATATAGTGTTCCCGTATCATGCTGTCATTGTAGTCAATTTGGGTATATATCTTTGTTAGATTAAACAATGTTTGTTGACTCTCGTCCCTAAACGCATGAGACTCTGTTCTTGGGAACTGACGATAAAACTCATTCAGTGCATCAGAGTCGTTCTTTAACGAATCAACCTCCGCTTCCCAATAATCAATGGCACCATTTGATATCCAATTGCCATCAATGCCTTTTATCTTTTCAAACGGTCTCCTATAAATAGGCATTCCATACATATCAATAAATCCCTCCATGTTCCATTCCATTGGAATGAACAAAGAGTACAGTCCTGATTTTGTTTGCCCGTTAGCATTGCGCGTGTTTAGTCTTGAATCCTCGTATATGTCCTTGAAGTTCTGACCTCCTTTGGCAAGCGCATTTGATGTAGACCCCATCATGCATTTGCCTATAATTTTACTACCCAAACGTAGACAGGTCTTTGTAATTCGCCAATTCTCCTTGATGTTCTGAGGTTTTGTCCATTTACCGCTCTCATCGTGGGCTAAAAACAACAACTTCTCTCCATCATATGAGTTATCTTCAGTGTTCTTCCAGTCAATAGTAGTATTTAGGCCCTCAATCTCATCATCACTCACCTCATACATATTCTTTTTTGTGATTTTTGATGCAGGAATCCTAAAGGCAAGTTCAGTTTTAGGTTTGTCCATCCCATCCATAATCGGTTTGAAGAAAAATGGGAGTTTACTATTTATAGGCACAACCTTGTCTGTAAACATTTTCTTGGCATCACTACCTGTTTTTGAGAGTATTCCAATCCTTGCATCTCTTGCAAGTGTACTCACATTAATACACTCAGATGATGCCATAAACGAAAACCCTGAACGTCTGATTTTAAGGTACACCATCCCAAAACTTCTTTGGTCAGCCTTGCAAGCCTCCCAAAAAATCCAATATATTCGGTTCGCCTCTCTAAAGTCAGGGTACCCTACGTCAATGCTTGACCACTGTAAATACATCCAATGCGAACCTGTAATGTAAGTCTCCTGACCATTATTCATGAACCAAAAACCATCTTCTCTATAGTCAAACTGACTTTCTATGTAGTCAACCCACTTGTTTTTGAACTCCTTTGGCATATCATTCCATTGGAATATCGATTGAATTTTGGATAGTTCCCTTGGGAGTTCTTCCCTTTCCCAGTATTGGTCGGTTAGTTTATAACTTCGTTTGTGAACATTTGCAGGTGGAAGAGGTAGCGCTATTATCAGACCTGATATGTTTATGATTTGCCCGATTTGCCCCGATTTAGATATGATTACCATATCCCTTTTGTCATCGTACCCGTATATCCAAGACCTATCCTTGTTTTTCTTCAGGATAACATTCTTTGGGACATAGTCCACGGTTACTTTATACAAACTATTTTGACCTTCTTTCTGCAAATCCTTGTTTTGAGTCTATTTTACTTCCACCTTTTTGCGCATCTTCGATACTTTCTTTTTCCGATTCAATTCGACTAAGTATCTCAAACGCATCAAAAATAGCCAATTTTTTTGTTGCAGCCGCATTTTTTAGTTTGTCGGCAGCCAAATCGTCACCGGGAGCGCCACCATTTAAGATAGAATCTTCGGCAACCTTAATCAGTTCCAATACAGCCTTGTGACCTGCCGCAATAATCTTTAACTTGATTTCTGTGATATCGTTTGACATAGAATTATTTATAGAACATTACATACACCATTCGGCCTTCCTTCCAAGCCTCATTGGGGTACTTGCTATGGAAGTAACTACATGGATAACATACAACCCTGTTTTCTTTATGACCTATTACTGACTTGAGTTCCCACTTCTCCATGTTATTAGAATCTTCTAAGAGTACCTTGTCAAACTCATCAAATGAAACTCCTTCAGGCAAACACTCCCCAAACTGCTCGTGTTTCCAAAATGCTGTTCCGTGCAAAAATCCATCCATTGATGATGACGGAGATAGGTAAAGGACTAACGCTCTTTCGGGCCTGTCTCCATTTATAATTGAGTCAGCGTGAACTCTCCAATCGGTATCAACTTTATCTGTAGCCACCCTAAAAAAACTGAATACGTTCTTTCTTTCTACTCCTTCAATCTTGCTGATTTTATTTAAAACAATTTCATCAAACTCAGGCGTGCTGAACTGAACCCAAAATGACTTATCCCCGGCAGAAACTTCCTTGAACTCATTTGAACTGAGCATTTCATGTGTTTCATTGTACAAGTCGGCATCTAAAAAATTATCAATTATGTTTATCATAACTTGATTGTAATTTTATGGTCATAAATTCTGTACATAATCTCTCCGTCAACATCAAACTCATACTCAGAGTCGGGAGAGAAACAAACAGTGTCACCACTTTTTACCCCTTTATTCTTTAGGTATTCATTTGGGTACACCATCTCCCCCATTAAAGGTTCATTTGAGAATGGTTTCTTGACATATGATTCAGATGCAGCTATCGGTCTGACAAAGCAGTACCTGTCATAGGCATTCCACCCAGTTTCATTTTTGTACATAAAAAACTGCTCCGAATCAATAAAGAATGTATTCTCTTTAAGGAAGCCCTTACCGCTCCTACGCCTACCTCTCATATCGTTGTAGAATTTGAATGAGTTGTGGTGAACAAGTAATGTATCGCCCTTCTTAATAGGGCCGTTGTACCTTAATGGTACCTCAACAACAACAGCACATCTGTTTGAGAACTTGTGTTCTTCCTCTGAGGTATTAATTATAATCTCTAATCCTCCTATTTCTTTTGTGTTGTTATATCTGTTGTTGTTTAGTGGGTTTACAATGAAATAAAATGGTGATTGCATTAAAAATTTATATTGAATTCAATTGAAATAGGCATTGTAAAGCTGAACTTCTTCCAAAGGACAACCTCGTTTTTATTATTGATGATGTAAATTAAAATATCCCCTGCATCAGTCTGCTTTATGCAGTGTATATCATTTGTATCGCCAAGTATTCGTTGGCCAACTATGTAGTGCATAGCACCTCCTTTAAAGTCAGGGCCGATTGATACCTTACGAATATCCATTAAACTTGATTTAAGGTTAGAATTACGCTTGGTGTAGCAGGAT